GTCAATCACTGCAATTGCAAAATTATACAATGTAGCCTATTCCACGATATATTTTAGACTGGTCAAGTGGGGCGTAAAAATCAGAAAGCACGGCGGGGCGAGGCGTAAAAAGGGTAGGCCTGCAAGGCCAAAGCGGAAGTTTAGTCCGGAGTTTCTTGCACACCAGGCAGAAATAACGAGGCTAAATAAAGGCAAAATCAAGTATATAAGTTTTGAGCATAGCACGGAGGATCAAAAACTGATAGATAATATTTTAAATAGACCGATAATCGGTTGAGAAAGGGGGTAAGTAAATGTTATCAAAGATAATTAAGTTAGAAGATATTAAAGATGGGTTTGTTAATAACGATAATAAAGGACACTATCAATCGGATATGTTAGATATTGCATTGTTTATGCAATATACCATTGATATATTAAAAAACATAATCTATAGGCAAGAACAGTTATTTAAGAAGGTCAAAGCATTAGAGAAGGCTAAAACATATTATCCGATGACTGGAAAAGAAGTTAGAAATATTAAAGTAGGGGGAACTGATTAATATGGATATTAAAGAAGCCATAAAATATATAAGGAAACTAAAGCAATTAATTAAAAAAGGTGAACCGATAATTTATTACGATTTTGCTATGACACAAGAATTATTGCCAGAGGTTATTGAACTGCTTAAAGGTGGCGAAAAGTTTGAGGCGCTATATAAAGAAATAAAAGAAAATGTATTGAATTGTGAATATTGTGAAAATATAGAGATAAATAAAATTGAGCAAAAATATTTCCCGAAGCCATCCGATAACTTCACTGAAAAGGTTATGGAAAAAATCAATAAGGAGGTCGACCATGAAACAAAAATATAATAAATATACGAAAGCCGAGTTAGCCTATTTCACCAAGCCGATACTAAAAGCCCAACGAAACGATGACGCGATAGTCTGGTTTATCTTGAGCTTGATTAGCTTGAGCGGGGTGGGGTATTGGGTATATACGGTGTTAAGATGAAAAGAAAACTTAGGCTAAAAATTAAGGTGACCGAAAATGATATCAAGAAGCAAGTTAAGCAATATTTATCACTTAAAGGATACTTCCACTTTCATATAATGCAGGGGTTAGGTGCTTATAAGGGTATTCCAGATATTATAGCCATCAAAAATAATCGGGTGCTATTTTTGGAGATTAAGCGACCAGGTGGTAGACAAAGCGATTACCAGAAGCAATATCAAGCAGATATAGAAGGGCAAGGTGGGGAATATTATGTTATTAAGAGTTTAGAAGATTTGATTAAAATAATATTATAAGGAGGTAAATAAATGTTAGTAAAATATAAGACGATTTTATATGGTGATAAACCAGTATGTAAAGATTTAAATGGAAAAGATGTTTTTGACCCAGAGAAAGTTGCAAAATATAAAGTAATAAAATGTGATTTTTGTTGTGAAGAAATGGAATGTTGTATTCAGGGAGGTTCAACTTTATGGTTCTCTGATAATGTTATACCTAATCCATATTATAATGTTTATATTCCTGATAAATATGGAGATGGTGACGATGAAGAAGTAAAATATTGTCCATTTTGTGGGGAGAAGATAGAATATGAGGAAGTAGAGAAAATCCGATATAAAAAGATAAAAAGCTTCGATTATGTTGAAGAGGCAAATAAATAAAATTTGAAAAATAAGGCGGGTGGTGTTATTATTAAGAAAGAGCAAATAAGGTGCAAGAAATGTGGTAAACGATTATTTGACGGTTCACCAGGCTGGGACTTATTGACTGGCAAGGCTAAAGAGCAGGATATAATATGTCCTCGATGTGGTGAAATGAATACTATCACCGTTGAATTAGAGGAAAAGGTTATAGTGAGGTTGAAGGAATGAATTTTAAAGATTTTTCTAAATATACAAATACAGAATATAATGATTTTATGTTAAATCGAGAACATCCTATGTGTAGATGTATGACAATAATTGGTGATATCGATAAAAATTACTGTCCTTATATAAATGTATCTAAAGAAATAGTAAATGATAAACGAGAGTGCAAGTTTATCTGGGATGATTATATAGAGAATTAGAATTGATTTTGAAGCCCGTTTGAGATGGCTATTTTTTGAGGTGAATGGAAGTTAAGTTTGAAGCACTTATAAAAGAATTAAAAATAAAGTCTTTAGTCAGTTTAGATAAAGAGGCACGGTTGGTATTGCAGTTTCAGCCGACTGACAATATCTTAAATAAGCTAAATAAAATACACAAGCCAGATGAGCTTGTCAAAGTGGTGATTAGTAATGAAGGAGAAACTTAAACATAAAGAAGCTTTTGAATATTATTATAGTTTAGGTGAAAAAAGAAGTTTGGTCTAAGGCATTTAACTGGCAAGACCGTATCGAATTGAGGGATATTGATAATGGCAAGAAATTAGAAGCCAAGACTGATAAAGCAGTAGTAAATTCAAAAGCTGACTATCGAGCATTGATTAGAAAGACCGTTGATCTTTATAAAAAAAAATTAGATGATGGTAAAATTATAATTAGTCGACCGCAAGACCTTGATATACTTGCCAAACTTGACCTTACTTTAATGGGTGAGGCTACCGAAAGAGAAGAAATTAAAGTAAAGTTGCCAAAAGATTTAGAGGAGTAAAATGTCGATAGTTGATTTAACTAATTTAAAACAATTATCAAATCCTAAATATTATCCTTTATTCAATAACCGAGATAGATACTTAGTTTTATATGGCGGTGCAGGCGGCGGTAAAAGTTGGTTTGTCTGCGAAAAAATTATAATAAGAACCTTAAAAGAAAAAGGCAATAGATTTTTAGTTATACGTAAAGTAGCCAGGACTTTGAGGCGGTCAGTCTTTCAATTATTCAGAGATTATATTATCCGGTGGGGATTGACAAGTTTATTTACCGTTAATAAAACTGACATGACAATTGAATGCAAGAACGGCAATATAATATATTTTGCTGGGGTAGATGACCCAGAGAAATTAAAATCCATTGAGGGCATAACATCAATATGGATAGAAGAAGCTACTGAATTAAATTTAGAGGATTTTGAAGAAATAGACAGAAGGTTAAGAGGCAAGAATGTAAACTATAAGCAAATAATATTAACCTACAATCCGATATTAAATACTAACTGGACTTATAAAAGATTTTTTGAAGGCAGTAATAAAAATACCACTATTGTCAGGACTACCTATAAAGACAATAAATTTATTGATGAGAATTATAAACAACTACTCGAAGGCTACAAAGGCAATACCCGGACAGTCTACACGCTGGGGCATTACGGACAGCTTGAGAATGCTATATATACTAACTGGCACATGATAGATGATAAGGACTTCCCAGATAGTGATGAGGCTATATATGGCCTTGACTTTGGTTTTATTGCACCTAATGCACTGGTGAAGATGGTAGTTGATATGGAGGAAAAGAAGATATACTTGCACGAGGAGATATATAAGACCCGACAGACTATAGCAATGCTGGCTACTGATATGGAAGATTTGGGAATAAAAGATAAGCGCATTATAGCCGATAGCGAAGCTCCTGAAAAAATAGAGGAATTGAAGGGATACGGTTTTAGCTATATCGAAGGGGCTAACAAAGGCAAGGGGTCAGTTATAGCAGGGATAGATTATATTAACCAATTTACGATATATATTACAAAGAGCAGTACGAATATCAAGAAGGAAATTGAAGGCTACCAACGGCATAAAGACAAAGATGGCAATATATATGAACAGCCAGAGAAGGGAATGGATCATTTAATGGACGCATTCCGATATCCGATGTATACAGTCTATTATTTAGAAAGCGAACCTTACTTTATAGTTAATGATTAAATAAAGTTGACATAAATAATTATCTATGATATATTTAATATGTATGTAAAATTAAATAAACTGAGAGCGTCTAGAACGCCATTTGCAAAGTTTAACGACTTTATAGATGGCGTTTTTTTATTTTGTTTACGAAAGGGGTGATTTAATATAAAAATAACAATACCCTTTACAGACCGAACCTTCAATATAACTATCCCTAAATCTACCGAAGGAGATATTAATGACCCCAGATACTGGACTGAATCACCTAATATGTTATGGGGCGATATCAGTAGTAAAAATACCGCAGAGCAGCTAAAAGCCTATCAGGGCTGGACAGGCGATTGTGTTAGTTTAATAGCTGAACGATGTGCTTCTATCCCATTAAAACTATACAAAGATAATGAGCTTATTGAAAATCATCCCTTCTATGAATTACTGCAAACCTGGAATCCCTTCACGACCAAATTTGAGGGCAAGGAATTATTACAGATATATTTAGACCTAACTGGCGAGTGTTATATTTATGTTGTTAGAAATAGTATAGGCAGGCCACGTGAGTTTTATTTTAGACAGCCTGATAAGATGACCCCAGTAGTCAAAGACGGAATTATCGACCACTACATTGAGCGGGTTGGCCTATCCGAGAAGCGATACGAGACGAAAGATATATTATATTTTAAATATCCGAGTCCTACCAATCCATACAGGGGGGCTTCACCTGTCCAACGAAAAGCCTATGCCTATGACACGGATAAATATAATATGATATATCAGCTAAATGTATTTAAAAATGGCGTGCATTTAAAGCAGGTATTAGAAAGTGAAAAACCGATCCCAAAAGAGCAGGCAAAGAAAATATTAACCTTATTTGACCAGACCTATGGCGGGGCAGATAAGGCACATAAGACAGGTTATTTAGGCGGCGGTATGACCCTAAAAACCGTAGGCGTATCTAATAAGGATATGGAGTTTATGTTACTGGCTGAATGGACTATGCGACAGCTTGCCAGTGCTTACCATACTCCACCGCAAAAGCTATCACATCCAGAGAATACTAATCTTGCTAACATGACTGCACTCGATACAGCCTGGAATAGAGAATGTATCTTACCACGTTTAGTCAGGCAGGAAGAGGTATTTAATACTTTTCTATTGCCAATGTATGGAGATAAAGGACTGTATTGCAAATATGATAATCCTGTCCCTGTCGATAATGAGTTTAGATTAAAACAAAGGGAAAGCAATCTTAAAAATTATGTGATTAGTCCGAATGAGGCCAGAGTTGAAGATGGGCTTGATGAGGTTGACTGGGGTAAATTGCCACTTGCACCGTTTAGCATTGCTCCGTTAGATGTGTCTAAACCAGCTAAGCCGAAACCTGAACCAGAGCCGAGTAAGACAATTAAGACTATCAAGGCGGTTAAATATACTGCCGAATATAAAAAACGATTTTGGGAATTATTTATTAAACGAATTACGCCTCATGAGAACGAGTTTAAACGAGGAATTATCCGGCTATTTCAGGAGCAGGAGAACCGAGCATTAAGGGCTTTACGAAAAAGTAAGTCAATAACTAAAGATGTTGATGATGTTTTAAGGATTACTCATGATGAGCGTGAAATAATGAAGTTTACAAAGTTTGCTTTACCACGAATAACCGAAATGGTAAAGATAAATGGTGAGGCTGCTATGGCTGAATTAGGCGTAGAAATAGCCTTTGATATAACCAATCCTAAAGTAATTAAATGGATAAAAGACAGGTGCGGTTTGCTTATTAAATCTATTAGCGATACGACCCTTGAAAAGCTACGAAAGACTTTAGCCGAAGGTGTGGCTAATGGCGAAAGCATACCTAATTTAGCTTCACGAATTAGCGGGGTA